AATGTGTGTAGTCGGTACCGCAGGATTTAACACGGCGTATGAACTCCGGACGTATATTACCAAAATCCTTCAAAAACAACATATAGACGAATCGACGTGGGGTATTATCTATTGCGCTCCCGACGGTGAAGAAAAAAACTTTGCAGATGAAAACGTCTGGAAAGCAGCTAATCCGGGTTTCGGTCGAATGGTTATGCCCGAAGTTATTTCACAGCTTGCCGAGAAAGCTAAAGTTACGCCATCTGCCGTAAACTCGTTTTTAGTCAAACATCTTTGTGTCTGGTGCAACGCCGATAGTGCCTGGATGGACATGCCAAAATGGAATCAGATGCATGATCCGAATCTAACGATAGATCAATTCAAAGGTCAACAATGCTACATCGGATTAGACTTAGCAACACGGTCTGATATTGCTGCTAAAATCAAAATATTCTCACGGATGATCGACGGTAAGCTCCATTACTATATTTTCCCAACAGCTTATCTACCGGAACTAGCCGTTCAAACGTCTGGTAATAGTCAGTACAAAGGTTGGGAGCGGCAGAACTTACTAACGGTTACACCCGGTGAAGTCACAGATTTTGCAGAGATTGAAAGCGATCTGATACAGGATTCTAAAGATTTCCAGGTGCTAAACGTTGGTTATGATCCATGGCACGCTCAACAACTAGCACAACGGATGATTGCTGAAAATATCAAAATGGTTGAAGTTCCGATGAACGTTCGTAGTTTATCAGAACCCATGAAAGCTATTCTTTCGCTGACGTTACAAGGAAGGTTGCATCACAATAATCCGATTCTCGACTGGTGTATGTCAAACGTCGGTTTCGTTGAAGATCGTAACGCAAACTGGTTTCCGAGAAAATCAGTGCCATCGAATAAGATTGATCTTGCAGTTGCAACTATTATAGCAATGGCGCTTGCGATTGAATACGGATTCGCAGAAAAACCAAAGCGAACGATTTTTGTATTTTAATACGGGGTTCCAACACCCGAGACTATATCAGATATAAGCATTGTAATATTTTATGAGCCGTAAATCTCGACGTGCACAATTACGCGCAAATCAACAAAAACCAAGCGCTGGTGTAATCACTCAAAAGTCCGGCTCAGGTTGGTCTAGCGATCCTGCGACTGGACGTTTCTTCGGACCGTCGTTGTCCAGTTCTGGTGTAGCCGTTACACCGTTCACAGCACTGACAGTGCCCGCAATTTATTGTGCCACTCGTGTGATCTCCGAAGACATCGCGCGAATGTCACTGAACGTTGAGCGCAAAACTAGTACTAACTGTTTTGAAACTATCGTGCACCCGCTGAATCAATTGTTTCGGCGTTGGAACATGTGGCAAGGCAAGTATGATGCAATCAGTTTCCTCGCATCGTCATATGCACTACGCGGCAACGCATATTGTGTCATTATCAGAAACAACGACGGAACGCCAGCGTTTCTAGTCCCGATTTCGCCGGATAGTTGCAGCGTGTGTCTCATGGCCGATGGCCGCGTGTTTTACATGATTTCGCACCCGCTGTTGCAAGAATCAGCCGGCATTCCGGTGCGGCAAGAGGACATGTTGCACATCAAAGGGATGTCAGGCAACGGTTACGTTGGTATTAGTCCGATCGCACTACTCGCAGAATCAGTGGGATTATCAATAGCATTACAACAAACAGCGGCGCGAACATTTAGTAACGTCGCAAACATCGCTGGTATCATCGAATATCCCGACACGGTCGGCGCCGCCGAAATGTCACAAATCGCCGAAATATGGCGTCAAAGTTATGGCGGAGTAACTAACGCTGCTAAAACTGCTATTATCGACGGCGGCGGTAAATTCTCAAAAATCGCAATGACTAACGAAGAGTCTCAGTTTCTCGAATCAAGACAATTTGCACTAACGGATATTGCGCGTATTTTCCGAGTGCCACCGCACAAACTAATGATGATTGAATCTGGCGCTGGTGAATCTGCTGCTGGAAAAATGATCGAAGTGCAACACAGACAATATATTGATGAGACGTTGAGACCCTTCACCGAACGCTTTGAAGAAGAAGCAGAGTGGAAACTGTTGATGCTAGACGAACGGCAAACAACCCGCATCCGGTTTGATTACGATACTTTGACTAAGGGCACGGAAATGGATCGTGCTGAATTTTATCAATCAGCGTTAAACAACGGTTGGTACAGTCGAAACGAAGTCCGTGCACGGGAACAGTTAGCACCAATCGCAGGCGGCGACGAATACAGAGTATCAGTACAAACGCTACCAAACGATAAACCAAAGAACAATAACAGTGACGTTAATGACAGTGACGAAGACGTATAGCGCAACAGAATACAAGAGCCTCGCTCCGGATGTTCAACGGACAGCGATCGTGCGCAAGGATTTTGCATCAACGGTTGCAACTACAGATGACGACCGTTCATTGCTGTTCGTGATCTCAACAAACGCTGTAGATAGATCGTTAGATACAATAGATCAAACGGGTTGGGAACTCGCTGATTTTCTGTTAAATCCTGTCGTACTGTGGGTACACAATCTCGAATCAGTTCCCGTTGGCCGTGTTACGAAAATCGGTATAGAAGATAATAAACTCAAAGCCGTAGTGCAATTTGCACCGTCTGATAATCCTGCGGTCGGATCGTTAGCAGAAGGCTTGTATCAGCATTATAAAACAGGATTCCTCTCGGCAACGTCGGTAGGATTCAACGTTATTGAATCAAGCGTATCTGACCGCTGGAATGGAAATGAGCCTGGGCTGAACATTACGAAACAGGCTCTTGTTGAACTGTCATTAGTAACTGTTCCAGCAAATCCGCAAGCACTCATTGAAAGAACATCTAACGAAATTCCGGAGTCCATTGTGACTCCTGATGACGCAACAAAATCATTGAAAAATAATAGCAATGCTATGTTGCGTGCACGGCGCTCTAGGCGGTCGGCGTCTCTCTGTCTCTCTAACCGTCATTAGCGCATTCCGCGCAACACTGACTTGACCACATTATTTTCAACAACTATCAAAACAGGATCATTATAAAAATGAGCAGAATTTTTGAACTAAAGAACAAGCGTACGAAGCTTGTTGACGAATTTAAGGCGATCGTAGCGAAGGACGCTGATCGCCCCGACGATGAAGCAACTCCGGTCGAAGAGACTGATCGTCTGAAGGCGATTGAAGCCAGCATTGCGAAACTCGACGCGAAGCTCGCCGCTATGTCTAAGGCCGAGTCTCTCGACGATGGCGAACAGGTTACGAAGAGCGCTGAAGACGGCACCGATCCGGATGAAGAGTCTCCGTCATTCGGTGAAAAGAGCCTTCAGGGACTGGCAACGAAGCAGTTTGGTTATGGTCGCCCGACCGTAGCTGCGCAGCCCGCAGTGAAGATCGAGAAGGGTCTACAGGCCGCCCGGTTCGTCATCGGTAAGGCGTTGAGCCGTTTCCATGGCGAACGCGCTGCTGCTGACATTATCTCAAAGCGTTTCAACGACGAAATGGTTGCTAAGAGTCTTCTGAGCGTTGGTGCCGCAGGCTCAAACGTAATCCCAACTTATTTCTCAACTGACATTATCGAACTACTTCGTCCGCTCGTAGTTGTTCGTAATATCGGAACGATGATTGTTGATACGACCGGTGGAAATCTAACCATTCCTGCTCTCTCAGGTGCCGCAACCGCGTCGTGGCAGACGGAAAATGCAGACATTGCTTCGTCTGTCGAAACGTTTAGCGACGTTGTTCTCGGTAATCACAAGTTGACTGCTCTTGTCCCGGTATCAAACGATCTTATCCGTCGTTCGCCGGTTGGTGTTGATGCGATCGTGCGCGATGATCTACTTCAGGTTGTTGCCCGTGCTGAAGACCTCGCATTTCTCACTGGTGCAACAGGTGGCTCTAATCCTGTCGGTATCAAGAACATCACTGGTATTCAGAATTTTTACGCTGCAACATCTGGTGCTGCTGGTTCGCTCGGTTCTGCTGCTACGTCAAATCTTTCTGACGTAACTTACGCGGTAAATGCTGCTATAACCCGACTGCAAATGGCCAACGCCAGATTCGTTAACCCCTGTTGGATTATGAGCCCGATGGCTCGTAACTTCCTGGCAACTCAACGGGATGCAGTCGGTGGCTTTTTTGTTTACGAACAAGAACTTGCGAAGGGCACGCTGGCTGGCTACCCGGTGTTTACAACTTCCGTGCTTCCCAACAACATTGCGAATTATGGAGCGGCTGGTGCGGCTGGCAACACTCGCGGTCAAGACATCTTCCTACTCGACGCCGCCGATCTTATCATCGGTGATACTCTAAACGTTGCGTTGGACGTCTCTGATACCGCTTCGTTTATTAACGGTTCAACTCTGACTTCTGCGTTCTCGCAGGATTTGACGCTGTTCCGCGTAATCAAGGAAACTGATCTCGGTTGTCGTCACCCGACTTCAATCGTCAATATCAAGACAGATTCATGGTGCCTATACTAAGCCGCTGATATCGTTATCATTTCCGATGATAGAGAAACAAATAACTCTCTATCATCGGAGCGTGATACAATAATGCTATTATGAATAAACCATTTTACATTTA